TGATGCAATGCCTGAAGTTTTAAGAGCAGAAGAGCGTATTCAGTCTGCTGGGGAAGGTGGAGATCCGGTGTCACAAGCTGATCTTGACGCTCAGATCAAAGCAACAAAGAATCCAGATGAATTGCGTGCTTTGATGGAAAGTCATGGTGTCTTGTGGGGGGCAACAGCCTAAGTCGCTAAAGCCGATGGAGTCCTAAACACAAGGACTACCAGTGGCATATACAACCACCTCTACACTGGACGATCAGGTAAAAACGGCGTTCGATCAGACCGCTTATTTTGCTTTACGTTCACAACCATTGTTTGAAATGGTTGCGGATGTACGTTCAACCAACCAGAGCCATAACGGTTCTGGCGTACAATTCACGTTTTACGCTGACATGTCGCAAGCGACTACAGCCCTTACTGAAGCGACTGACGTAACTGCTGTTGCGTTGACAGATAGCGCAGTAACCGTAACTCTCGCAGAATACGGTAACGCTGTTATCACGACCGCTAAGGTGCGTGGAACCTCATTCCTCAATGTTGACGCTGATGCGGCCAACATTGTTGGTTACAACATGGCTGACTCGATGGACAAAATCGTTTCAGATGTCGCCAATGGCGGCTCAAACGTAACTCACGTCGGCCAGTCCAGCCGTGGTGCTATCACCGCTACGGACGTTTACACCGCTGCCGAAGGCCGTAAAGCCGTCGCCCAGCTTCGTACTCGTAACGCTCCGGGCTGGAGCAATGGTAACTATATGGCAGTTATCCATCCTGATGTTTCCTACGATCTTCGTGGAGACACAGCGGTAACTGACGTTATTCAGTACCAACTGTACCAAGAAGGCGCGCCTATCAAGGCTGGCTCAATCGGTACATTCAATGGCATCGAATACATCGAAAACCCACGTGCCGGTCTAGTTGCCGACGGTGGCGCAAGCAATGTCGATGTTTACCAAACCCTTATCTGTGGTCGTCAGGGACTTGCAAAAGCATTCTCTCGTGCCCCCGGATTCGGGCCTGAGCCAAGCATTGTTGTCGGTCCTGTGACTGACACGCTGCGTCGGTTCAACCCAATCGGTTGGTACCACCTCGTTGGTTATGGCCGCTTCCGTGAAGCGTGTCTGCAACGTGTGGAATCAGCTTCCAGCATTGGCGATAACTAATAGTTAGCGCCTAAGAGGAAGTGGGGGGGTCGGGTTTTCCCCCTTTCCCCGGCTCCCCCGCACTCCTCTGCTATCATTCAAATCATGCCTATCGTTAAAGGAAAGAAGTATCCTTATACCACTAAAGGTAAAAAGGCTGCTGCTGCCGCAAGAAAGAAAAAGAATGCAAAAACCAAACGGTGATGTAACGATCAGGCCAAAGCCGATCCAAGGAACAGGTACTGCTAATGGCTAGTGGTCTTTACGTTGAGACTTTTGAAGCTGCGTTTAAGAACGATCTCGCACTTGACATGGACAATGACACATTTAAGTGCATGTTGGTCAACGCTTCTTATACACCAAACTTTGAAACTCACACAAACAAATCAGATGTAACAAACGAAATTTCGGGTACCGGATACACAGCCGGTGGCGAAACTCTTACCAGTGTGGCAATGACCAGTAGTTCTGATGGGACAGGCACAATCAAATGGGATGCAGATGACGTATCGTGGACCAGTTCCACGTTGTCAGCGGTACGAGCCGGAGTTATCTACGATGACACGGTGACGAACGACCGTTTAATTGCATACATAGATTTCGGGGGAGATTTCAGTACAACGTCAGGCACATTCCAAATACAGTGGAATGCGTCTGGTATTTTCACTCTTGATTTGGTTCCATAGGAGCAATAATGCCAACGTCAAACTATCCAACATCTCTTGATACAACCTCAACGCAGGTAACTCCGGGGTCTACTACTGACTTGGATGCGTCAGGTTACGAGCACGATCAAGTTCATGGTGCTGCTTCTACTGCTTTGATTGCTTTAGAAACAAAGCTCGGTATTAGTGCTGCGCCTGCTGCTTCTGCTAGTGCGAACTCTTTTTTAGAGCATTCGAGTGGTGGCACAACTGCGTGGACCAATACTTTGACTGGTTCGACAATTGCTGGCACCACTCTTACAGGTGCAGTTGTCGGTGGAGATCAGATCATGTCGGCAGTAGTTCACAAGGATTATGCCGAAACTGTGTACGCCGGTGGGAACACAAGTACCGCAGTCACTCTCGACGAAACTAACGGCAACACTCAGACGTGGACGATGACAGGTAACTGTACGTTTACGATGCCTTCGGGTGCTGGGTTGCAGCCGGGTACTGCATTGACACTGATCCTTACGCAGGATGGTACGGGTTCTCGTACTGGTGCGTTTACTAGTGTGAAGTGGGCTGGTGCTACTGCTCCGACGTTGACGACTACTGCGACTACGGGTGTCGATATTCTTGCGTTTATCACGTTTAATGGTGGTAGCTCTCCGGTTTGGTATGGGTTTACCGCTGGGGCGGATATGTCGTAATGCCATTTGGGGCCGGTAAGGTAGCTTTACTTGGTGCCGCCGGTTCAGCCGGTGGTGGTGCATCAGACCTTGAATTTGTTGAAAAACAAGAACTTACTTCGGGTAGTAACCTTATTCAGTTCACTGGGCTTGATACAACTTACGATCATTACCTAATTTTGTGGCGTGCTCGTCACACAAATAGTGCTGATGGTTCAGATCTGAATATCAAAATGAACAGCGATACTAATCACGCTGTTTGGCAAACAAGATATATGTACGATGGACCTGATTCCACTAACCAAGCAAATTACAAAGGCACAAATTATAGCGGTTCTTCAACCGGTCGAATTGGTGCAGTTATCGGCACTAGTGGCGGCAAAAGCGCTTATCACTGGTCGCATGGGTACATAGACATAACAGCCGCTAACGATACTTTTGTTTACAACAACGCTGTTGGCGTAAGCGGTGGTTACAAAGGCGGTAATGGTGCTACTTCTTGGGGAAACAACGGCCTTTATTATTACGGCTCTACTCTAAAATTTCAAAGTCAAGTAACTTCTATCCAGATTACCGTTAATGACGGGAGTTACACATTTGGTAGCGGATCGAAGTTTGTTCTTTACGGATACAAGGCGGCTTCGTAATGGGTTACAAACTTTTAGCTTCCGCAAAATCGTCTGACCATTCAAGTAGCCCCGGCTATTACATGGAATTTACGAACATCGACCAAGGTTATGATGATTTGCTGATTAAAGGATGGTTTCTTTCTAACCATAGTGTCGGTCAAATGAACTCTATATTGAAACTTGGCACGGATCTTAGTGGTTATAGCCGTGGTTGGTATGTGTATAACGGAAGCGCAATGGGTCGTCAATCAGACACTAGCCAACGCATGACTCTGCGTAGTGCAGGTTCTAGTAGCGGTGCTTCTTGGAGAGATACGATTTATGAGTGCCGTATTCCAAGATATACGGATACTACTTATCACAAACGATCTATGAATTTGTCGTGGCAAGCTGAAGGAAGTACTTACGGTTCTATCGAAGGCACAGCAACATTGCAAGATGGGAATACTGCTGCTATATCTGCGATTCAACTTCAAATGAACGGTGGTTACTCAATAGTTGGAGAGTCTCAGTGGTGGCTTTACGGGATAAAGAATAGTTAAATGGACCATATAACAACTACTACCATTTCTGGTACATCAACAAACACAGTCGAATGGTCTAATCTCGATACGGCTACTTATTCTTCGTATTATGTGACGTGGGAAGTGCAAGCAAACGCTTCGGGTTTAACAAACCAAGAACTTGCAGGGGGTTTGCATGTCAAAACTGGGTATGTTGAGCCGAGTAACGGAATAACTTATTACGTTGCTGGTAACGGCAACACTGTTAAAAGTAATTACGGTTCTGATTCTGGTTACAGCTACATAACTAGCGCTGCGACTAGCGCAAACTATTTTTGTGGGGTAGGCGGATTTAACTTCCCTTACGATTCTTCCGGTAACAAACAATACTGGGGGCAAGGGTTTATGTGGATACCGTTCGGCGGAGATGACGGTGACCCTGACGGTGACACATGCGCTCCAGCCTATATAGGTAGATCAGCAGCAGTAGATGAAGCTGAAACTAGTAACTACGGATATGGTATGACTGACAATGTGGTTATCGCAGGTCATTCTTATCGACTAGCTGGACTACAATTTTCTACAACTGCTGGCGGTAACACTATTGCGTTTGCACCGGGTAGCAGATTTTCATTGTTCGGATTGAAGGATTCAGTGTAATGCCTGATGTGATAAGTGTAGATGTTCAAACTGGTGAAGTTACTGAACGAAATTTTACTGCTGTAGAAATAGCGGAGATAGAAGCTAACGCTGTAGCTAATGCAGAAGCGTTGGCAATACAACAAGCTGAAGAAGCACGAGTGGCTGCGGAAAAGGAGTCAGGTAATCAGAAACTTAAAGATCTTGGTTTAACTGACGACGAAATCGCTGCACTTACTAGCTAAGGATTGTTATGCCGTTCGGATCTTTCAAAGTAGCGCTATTAGGTTCAGGTGGAGGAGGCTCCGTTGATCCTTTTGTTGCTTGGTACGCTTATGATGACGCAGCGAGTGTAGATACTAGGGCTGGGTCATTCAAACGATTCGATGACGACGACAATTTTGTTCTTGCAGGCTACACAGAGAAAACAAATGACAATAATTGGTGGATGTATTTCCTTAAGATAGATAAAGAGGGTGAGGTTCTTAGTACCAACACAGCAAATATAGGTAACACATCTAGCGGCGGACAGACGCAGCTTATCGTCTATTCAGACTCTACATACGGTTGGTGGGCAGGCGGCAACTATATAAATAGCAGCGGCTATGCCACTATGGAATTGACTCGTTGGGATGACCAGCTTGCGGTTTCTGACGGTGACGCTACAAGCGCCACTTATTATCATCGAGGCGGCTACCCTTTCACTAGTTTTAATTCTCACGACTATGCAGTTACTTCTACAGGTGGCCTTGTAGTAAATATGGGGACTAGTAATGATCCGCCAAGGTTTTTGCAACAGTCATATGTGTATGATTCTTATGCGAATTATCGGTATGAAGTTAGTAACCAACAGTTTGAAAGAACCAATAGCTTAAATACCTTAGTCAGAGCAGCGCATGGCAGCTACAATAATCAATGCTACGGCGGTGGAAACACGGTTTACGATACCAGTGACTTCCTTATGTCTGTTTATGGGCAAGGTAGCTCTGGTTACAATCCGTATGTAAGTCGATGCACCGATATTATGAGCGTATACGGCAACGGCTATAAAATGAGCTCGTCAAACGGTGCCTATAACTGTGCTGGGGTTACTATTTTGGGGCACCAAGATTCCACAGACTGGTATATGCAAATTCTTGATATAGGTAGCAACGGTTACGATACGTCAATCTTAAAAATGACTGACTTCCCTACTACTTATGGAAGTAACTTTACTTACGCTTGGAAGAAAGCGTTCCGGCCATCGTCAACCCGAACTAACTATTACCCTGTCTGGTCCTCTGATCCGATTACAGATTCTTCAGACAATGTGTATCAATTAAATACTTTCTACAACGCAACTGATAGTAATAAACGTGAAATGTTTCTTATCAAACGCAATTCGAATGGGACCATACAATGGGTAAACCAAATTAAATGGAACTCCACAGCCGGAAATAACACTAACTCTTTCGGTTATCCAGTGTTACAGTTAAATAAAGCTGAAGATATGGTGTATCTGAACTGTGATACACAGACTCTTTATCCTCAACCGGGTTATAGGTATAGGAATTTAGTGTTCTGCCTTAATGCAGATGGTTCAACTTCAGGGAATGCTCGGTTTGATGACAACTGGAACTTTGACATAGCAGAGTTCACAACTTATGTAGATGAAACGTCTACTTGGTCAGATGAAGGAGCCGGTATAAATCTGACTGTAGGATTTTCTAGTAACAGTTATTCGGGTAATGGTTCGGCTAGCCCTGCCGCTCCCGGCGTGAATGGCAACACTTACGACGAAGCAAAGTTAGCAATATCGTGAGCGTACAAATTTTTTATATGGGTCCTGACGGTGAATACCCTAGATTCGCAGGCGATATTCAAGAACAGTACCCTGATTGGAAACCAGATCAACCTGTGCCTTCAGATTGGAGAGAAGTCGAAGTCGAAGATCGGTTTGAGATAGAAGGCCGTTTAACTTACCCTGAAGGTAAAACTCACGAAGATTCTAGCCCGTTGTCAGAAAAGGTTTATGTTCCTCTTGCCCCAACTTTTGATGCTGGTGCAGGCAAGTGGGTTCAATCGTGGGTTATAGAAACTGTTGAGTGGGCTGAAGATACTTTGCTGCCTCCTCACGAACGACCATGAAACTTGTAGATGCCCCCGGTAAAGTCAACACCGGACGGCCACTCAAACCATTCGGGATAGTTGTCCACCATACCGCTTCCAACCGCAACGCAGACCCCGACAACGTGGTTGCCTTATGTGTGCGAGGAGTCAACAAGGTACCCGGACCTCTATACAACTACCTCATAAAACGTGATGGTACCATTGTCAAGTTGACTGCGGAGAACGTGAAAGCTAACCACGCTGGTCGTGGCTTACAGTCAGTGTTGACACGGATGCAGCAGAATAATCCTGTTACTGGTGACGCTGCTAGTCCCGGTAAGATCAGCGCCAACTCTCGTTTAATAGGTGTTTCAATTATTAATGACGGGTTAGGGGAAGATGTGCCCGAGGCACAGATGGACGCACTCGTAGATTTGTGCGCCTTTCTGTGCGACGGACATAAATGGAATCCCGATTGTGCCGTGATAGGTCACAAAGAATGGACTTCACGTAAGGTAGATCCCTCATTCTCAATGAGTGAACTTCGAGGGATGATCCACCGTCGCATGGTTACAAGCGTTCCTGTAATGACTTTACCTAAAGAACCAGAGGACGGACTTGTTCCGTTCCCCGGAACGCTACGCAAAGGCTCACGCAGCCAAGCAGTTGTTCATGTTCAACGAGTAGTAGGAGCTTTAGCCGACGGAATATACGGGCGTGGTACACTCGCCAAAGTAAAACAATGGCAGCGAGCTAAAGGGCTTGTTGCAGATGGCGTAGTTGGTCCAAAGACTTGGGCGGCTATGCAGATACGGAGACAAGAAGTTGTTCAACCAGCGTTTTATTAAAGACAGTTTAGAACGTGGAATCTCTACCTTTGCTCAGGCATGGGCCGCAGCTATGGCTGTACCCGGACCTGACTGGGCTGATTCCTTTAAGATCGCCGGAGTTGCGGCGCTTATCGCTATTGCCAAGGCTGTTGCTGCCAGAAAAGTGGGAGATCCAGAAACAGCATCGGTTACTAGCTAGAAAGATGAGGCTGTCCGGTGCCGCTTCCCACCGTCAATCCCTATTCTACAGATGAAGTTGAATATCAAGAGTCGGGGTACGACTACGCCCCACAATATCCGGGCAGCTATAACTACAATCAATCAGGGATTGAATATAACGAAGCAAACTTTACATATGTGCGGCGTGATGCGACTGTATCTGCAACAACTATTGGTTGTACTGCTGATCTGTCGCTCACGTTTGCATATGTTTATACACCGAAACGTCCGGGTGGCGTAGCTTATAGCTCAGGTTATGACTACAACAAGAGTGGCTTCACCTATCCAGAACGTGACACCTCGGTACCAGACAACCGTATCTTGGTGGATTACAGCCAGTCGGGTGTTGGCTATTCCCAGCCTGTTGATACTGGTTTTACTGTTGCGGTCATTGCGACGCCAGCCACAATCGGTGTTACGACGACGTTTTCGGCTAGCCCGTCGGTCCCGGCAACAGTTACCCCGTCTACAGTTGCTTGTCCGGTAGTAATTGTTCCGACAGTTACTGCCAATCTAATTGTCGTACACGCTGGCATAGAAACTTCAGCTACTCTCCCCACCCCCACCATCTCAGCGGTCGTTACACCGGCTGCTGTGGCGGCTGCGGCGACGTTCCCCGGCCACTCGCTCTACATCACCGTTGATGCTACGCCGGGAGTCGTTGCAGCTACCGCAACGATGCCTTCGGAAACACCGAGCGGTAATTACACAGCAGTTATGGATACTATTAGTTGTGTTTCGACTTTGGGTGCCGAAGATGTTTACCGACTTGTAGTTATACCGACAGAAAACAATGTTCCGCCTATTGGTTTAAGAGAAGATGCTTCTCCTGCTGCTTACGCTCTTATGCGTCACTTCCAGCCTCGACCCCAAGGCGATAACATATTTATTGTCAATGGGACAACTGTGCAATCTTTCTTACCGCATGACTGGGGAACAGTCACACGGTGGATATATGGAGGGCATGACAGTCCGAGAGATTTGACCGAAGCAGAAGAAGCTGTGTTAGTCGCAGCCGGATATTCATTTAGAGTAGGACCAGAATAGTGCCAATTTATTGTTACCGTTGTCTCGATTGTGGGTTAAACCACGAGATTCGTCATGGGTTTGATGAAACCTATGACGGTATTTGCGATGGATGTGGGGGAGTTGTTCGTAAATACTTCGGTGAAGTGCATATCGCTGCCTCAGCTACACCAACAAGAGGTATGCATGATGGAAAAGCGATTGATTGGTCTGGGACTAAAGCTAAAGAAAGAGACAAAGAAAGGGATATGGCGGCCTATAAGCGACTTCGATCTGAAGGTATTCAGCCGAAGAGCATTGACGGCTCTGCCCAAATGGAACGAGAAGCCTCTACCTCTCACGAAATCACAGCGGGGACACTTCTTCAAGGGCCGAAGTCAGAAAAGAAACGCAAAGAACGTGCCCTTAACGACGTTCTCGGGAGCACATAATGACTGCACAAGGATGGATTGACCAAACAAGAGACATGCTTTTATCTGGGTATGTTGAAGAATTACTTCAGTTAGCTTCAGGAGTTGATAGTTCAGTAACAACTTTGCCTGTAACAGGTGCCGCTAATTCTGGGATCGTTGCTGGGGTTGTTATCGAAATAGATACAGAAGCAATGTATGTGACCGCTGTGTCAGGTACTGATGTCAGCGTTATCCGCGGGTACGGAGGTTCTTCCCCTGCTGTTCATACTGCTTCAGACATTGTGCGTATTTCTCCAAAGTTTCCTGCATACAGAATCATGGATGCTTTGAATGACGATTTAAGAGATCTTTCCACACCTGACAACGGCATTTTCCAAATGAAAACCACAAGTTTTACCTACAATGCTTCACAAGATGGATACAACTTGTCAGGTTTGACAAACGAAACTGTCCAATCTATTTACTCAGTGACTTACGCTGACCCTATCCCTGTAGAAGCTCGGGAACCAGAAATCAATTCATGGAAATTGAAAAGAAATAGGGATACAACAGCTTTCGATAGCGGAATGGCACTTGTTTTGTATGGACCGGGATGGCCGGGGAAGAAAGTAACCGTAAGTTACAAGTCTCCACTCACTCTTGTCACATCAACAAGCGACGCTAAATCTGCTACAGGTTTACAGTCAACTGCATACGATTTGCCACCATTAGGGGCTGCTTTAGCTTTAATGTCCACAGCTCCTATCCGTCGAGAATTTCTTGACGCACAAGGAATGCCTCGTCGGGCAGAAGAAGTACCACCCGGAGCTATCTCAGCATCATTGAGAGATTTGCGTGTGCGTAGAGAAACTCGGTTAGCTTCAGAAGCCTCTCGGTTAGCTTCAATGTATCCACATAATTGGCAACGGAACGCTAGCGCAAATTAACTATGGCTTTTAACCCGGAGTCGCTGCCAGTAGAACTGGACGGAGTGTCATATCTAATTGACACTACCCAGTATGGGCGTACCACTGTTCCTGCTCTCAGGGAACAGCGAGATAACAGCAAAGAACCGGGCGAGAACACTTTAGATACAAGCGGGGCGTGGACTCGTTCACAAACTGATTGGAGTTACGGTGGGGGTCAAACGCATTTTGATTTGGATGACAGTGATCGCCGTAGGTTCGATACTTCTAGTGGTATTGATCCGTGGACTAAAGGCCAAATAACTTTACTTCCTATTACAGAACAAAAGAAAAGCGCAGCTAGCACGAACCAAAAAGTTCGGCGTGTAGGCACATACCTGTACTTTATTGATGCGGAAACAGTTTGTTTTACCGCTGACCCAACAGGCACTTCTCCAACATGGACAGAATTTACTGCACGAGCAACTTACAGTGTCACTGATATTGATTCAGATGGCACATATATTTATTTGGCATTCGGATCAGGTGCAGCGATAGCAAGATCCACAATCAACACAAACGCTATAGATGGAGCATGGCCTTCCTCTGGTACCCAAGCAGCGGACATTATTTCAGTAGCATCTGGCCGACTTATCGGTGCGTTAGGTGCAAACATATTTGAGATAGGTGCTGACGGTGCGAAACTGTCTGGTTCTCTTGACTACACACCTGCGTTAGCAGGAACTACTTGGGTAGATCTAGCTGGTGGCCCTTCAGGTATTTATGCGGCAGCGAACATTGATAATACTGGAACGATATACCACATAGGTGTAAGCACCACTGACGGGACACTACAAACGCCGATCATTGGCGGACAATTACCACAAGGCGAAGAGATAAATGCGATTACTGCTTATGGCGGTCTGCTTTTAATAGCTACATCAGTTGGTTTACGGACAGCAGTAATCGATACAAGTTCTAATGCTGTGACTATTGGGCCAGTCATCGAAGATGGCGGCGAAGCATTTTCTCTTGATGTTGATTCTAAATTTGTTTGGTGGGGCGGAGGATCTGGGCAACTATACCGTGCAGACCTCACAAAATTTACAGAAACATTGGTTCCAGCGTGGGCCAGTGACATTATTTCAGTGGCAGGTTCAGCCTCTGATGTGCAATCAATAGCTCGGCTTGGTAGTAAAACCTATTTTGTAGATAAAGGGAATGGTTGTTACGGAGAATCAGGTACTGGTGTCAAAGTAACCACTGGATCTTTAACTATCGGAGAAGTTTCGTGGTCTACTGTTGCACCCAAACTCCTCAGAAACGTCACAGTCCGACAAGACCGTTCTCAATACACCTTTGGAGATACGCTATACATCGCTGCTGCAACAGATTATCGAGATGAGTCTCTTGAATACCGTGGTGACCCGACCTCGACATTGCTTGGGTCGTTGTCCTTCGCAGCCACAAACGATAACAACGCAACATCTTCTCTCTCCCTAACCCCTCACGTCGCTAAAAACTTTTCATTCGTAAGCGAATCATCAGTTTCTTACAAGTTTGTTATAACTCTTGGGCGGCACACTGACACAACGTCAGCCCCAATCGTTGAAGATTGGCTGACCACGTGCATTGCGACACCTGCCCGTGTAGATGAAATTATTTTGCCTATCGTTTTGCAACGGCAAGTGTTGACATCTCGGAACAGTGGTGCTCCTAAAGCATTCTCTTCTACAGATGTGTTCACGACACTTCGTAATCGTATGGAAACAGGACAAACGCTTACCTATAAAGAAGGCGACAGAGAAGAGAACGTCACAATAGAACGCATATCAATGCAACCCGACCGACTATCCGACGATGGATCATGGTGGGAAGGTACCCTCTTAGTAAGGCTCCTGACAGTCCCAAGCTAGAGGGGATATGGCTAACACTCTATTCTTTGATATAGAAACGGCACCTAATCTCAGCTATGTGTGGGGTCAGTGGCAACAAGATGTCATCCAACACGTCAACGAGTGGTACATCATTTGTTTCTCCTATAAATGGGAAGGGCAAAAGACCACGAAGGTTGTCTCGTTAAATGATTTTGATTTGTACGAGAAAGAACCAGAAAATGATTTCCATGTTGTTCACAAACTATGGGAACTATTAAGCGAAGCAGACATAGTTATTGGACACAACTCAGATGCTTTCGATTTGAAGAAAGCCAACGCACGATTCGCATTCCATAACTTCGGGCCACCTGCTCATTACCAAACAGTAGATACTTTGAAGTTGGCTCGCCGTCATTTCAAGTTCAACAGCAACAGGCTCGGACATTTGGGTGAGCATCTAGGTCTTGGAGGGAAAGAAGTAACAGGTGGATTCCAAACATGGGAAGGCTGTATGAAGGGCGATCCAAAAGCATGGAAGCTAATGAAGAAATACGCGAAACAAGATGTCGATTTATTAGTCGATGTCTACGAACGCTTACGACCGTGGGCTACAAACCACCCCAATAAAAACGTGATCGACGGAACGTCGTATGCGTGTCCCACTTGCGGCAGCAATAAGCTGCAAAAGCGGGGTAACCGGCGGACTCGGACAATGACATACCGCCAACTCCAATGCACCCGTTGTCGCTCTTATTGCAGAGAGAGACTGGCTTTACCGGGTGATCGTGTCGAGGTTGTTTAACCAAGGTTATATCTAGGACGCAAGGGACGCTCTGCGTCTGGTTGAAGAATGCGTTTCTTGCATTTCTTGCAACGACACTCACCGATAAGGTACTTAGCTAACGTGCCATGCTTTTTGAAATCTTTTTTATCCCACCGGATATGACCGAGGTTGTCTACATACATTAGTAATCTTCAGGATTAGCTGAATCCCTTTTCAATTGTTCTGCAATCCGGGTAGCTTCATCGCTGTTCAGCACCCATTCACGGATTGCACGATCACATATGATTGCGTAACCCTTAACAGTTGGTCCCCCTGCTATTCGGGCAGGCATTTCTTTGATTTCTATGTCCATCGTTATCTCCATTCACGATGCTCCTTCCATATTACCACGTTACGTGAGAATTAGGGCAGGATGCTGGGGAAGAAAGGAGAGAAACACCCCAGCACCCTGTGACCGGCTAGCTAACCGGCTTGCCCCGAGTTCTGTACTGTTCTTTTAGCTCTCTCATTCTTTGAGCGTTTTCTTCTATAGACAAAGATTCTTCCCTAGCCAAAGTTAGAGCTTTGGTTGTAGCAGAGATGGAAGCAATGTTAGTGGGATGTCTTTGCATTTCCTCCTGCTGTTCTTTAACTCTCCTTAATGCTGTTTCAAATGCCGCTTCACTAAAGCTCCAAGTGACATTCAATGCGTTATAGCATTCTTCCAAGGTCCAGCCATGACTGTGTGCCATTTCAACGACGTGACGTATCTTCATTGGTTTCGCCAGTGGCTTTTTGTCTGTGTCTTTCCACCACTGGTTCAGCATCTGTGTAACGTCAGTGAAAGCTGGTGCTTGTGATGCTCTCAGTTTGATTAGTTCGCCCATCTATTCTCTCCTTAATGAGTTGTGCGAAATTATGTAATTCCATTACTACATAAGCTCCACCGGTACCGAAGTTCCGGCGCTTCACTATAGCGGCAGCGAAGTCGGCCTCTGCATTTACTCTTTCTTGTTCAGTTTCTTTCATTATTTGGGATAAAGATGAGAGGGCATCCTTCCTGTTTTTGCATTCGAACACAAATTCAGGAAGGTCGTGACACTTGATGTCCCCCACATCTTTAGTCCCAACAAGGGGCAGGCGCATAAACTCATGCGCCGTGTAGCTTTGGAGATACCGAACACATTCGGTTTCCCAAGCTGTCCCCTTCTGTTTGGATTTACTCAAAGTCAGTGATCTCCGGCGGATGTTCTATATCCCCATCGGTCATTTCCATATATTGTTCCAACGCTGATTGGAACATAAAGGAAAGTGCTTGCATCATTTTATTGTTGGGGTCCATACCGTCGCCTGCTGGATGACGTTCGAAAGCGTCTATCAATTTACAAGCATGGAACTCGACCTCGTTAGCAAAGTCTTTAGGAACAACGAACGACATGATCGTTAAATTGTCATTTAAGACTGGCACAATAACGCTATGTTCTTCTTCCATTAAAACGGTTCCTCATCTGGGTCGAACGCTGCTTGGACAGTTTCAACAGCTTGTGCAGCCACTCTATCACTTGGTCCTCCCTTCGGATGCCAGCGATATGAGGGACCACCTTCGTCTGCGTAGAGACACAGCTTGCTTCGCTTTTCGCCTTCTTTGCTTTCCCAATTATCTTGTTTCATGCGTCCGATAAACATCACACGTGAACCTTTGGGTACCTCTGCTATACGTTCAGCGAGATCACCAAAGCATTTCACATCAAACCAGTGAGTTTCTTTTGTGTCATCACGGCCAGTTGTTACGGCTACAGGAACAGTAAGGAATGCGTTACCTGACTTGGCGTATCGCAACACCAAATCGGTACCAACATTACCTGCTATGGATATATTACTCATTGCTTTCTTCTCCTTCTCTCTTTTCGAGAATGTCTGCGAGAACATAGTTCCCGTCATGTTTATGCCAGAGATGCAGACCTAAGCCCAACCTCATCGCACATCTTTTAATACCGTCAGAAGCACAAGCCTTCAGTCGTGCTCCGTCTGTCTTCCAATTGTTCGGATTTTCGCATTCACCAACCTCTTGTATCGAGGTAGTTCGTCCATCAACATCAACAGTAAGAGTGCAGAGGCAACCAGTGAGAGTACCATCAGCATCCCTAACAAGAGTATCAATAGCAAAATCATATGGACCTACAATCCCTAGAAGGAATTGCGACACAATACCGTGTGGTACATATGCTGCTGCAAACTTTCCCGGTTTAGTTTCAATGAACTTCTCCGAGAATGGTGTTGCTAATTTATTTAACTGACTCATCTTTCTCCTTTATCACTAAATCGATAATGTCTAACATGTCTACGTCGCCGTGCTGTTCGCAGATGTCGTAATGCGGACAGTAGTTACATTCCCAAGGGACTTCTGTCTCCCAATAAGAACGTAAACCTTCCGGTATGACACCAGTATTCAGATAGGTTTTAGCCATCCGAGCGTGCTCTTCTAAGAAATAAGTAGTAGCAACAGAGATAGACGTTTCACTTTCATCGAATGATTCGTGTATGTCATACAACCACTCAACCATGTCACCAGCACGAGCGCTATCTTTCCAACGAGAAGGCGTCGCATCAGTACACACATACACAAGATGGATCTTGTTAAGACCTAGACCCATTGCATAGGCACAGGCTTGGAACAGGTGCTCTTCCTTCGGGCCTTCGTTTCTTGCTTTACGAAACCCATAGTTACGCATTGTCTTAATTTCTAAGACAGTTCCGAAGTCATGTGGTGATGCATAATAAACTCCATCAGCATGACCTGAAGTCATACAGTTAGAGATACTGACAGGCACCTCGCATTCGAAGTCTGGATTAGTTAAGAACGCTTGCTGTATGTGGTCATGCATAGTGTTGCCAATCTCTCTAGCAACAAACCCATTGACCGCATTCTCACCAGCATCAATCCGAGGCACACCCATCCCATCGAACACCTGTTTCCGTTCACACGTGGTGATGTTAGATATTCTTAGGAACGACCCGTCTGCTGTTGGCTTGTTCTCTGGGTGACGTATATGTTCACGGAGAGCTAGCTCCGCAGGACCTCTCCCTATTTCGTACTGCATTAGTTTCCCTTTCTACGTGCAGTCTATCAGTTTCCTCGGGCCTCATCAATGCGGCGATCCGCATCATTCGATGCAGCAACCTCAGCCATATATTCTGCACAACAATCACAATCCTCTATCGGTTTCTCCATCCAGAAATGGTCGTGATCTTCCTTGCTACAGAATCTACATAGCCAACCATTATCGGGTGGTTCCATCGCATCGTACTGGGCTTGCGCCATTTCAAAACTCATACTTCTCTCCTTTAGTCTTTCCTGCTTTCGTAATAAAAATCAGGCGTAGTCCGCCACATATATTGCGGACCAGCATGACGCTCTTTTCTTTCAGATAACCGAGTCTCTTGCCTACGACATGATTCGCAAACAACAGGTTCAATAACCCCTGTTCTCTGTGCTTGTTTCATTAACGGGCCAAGCAAACGAGCATTGTCTAAGACAATTCCCATCCACTTCAACTCGGCATGAACTTGATCGGTGGTCCATGAATACCACGGTCCCCGTCTAGCAGCTACTCGTTCTATTGCTTTTTTAGCAGCCAACTTCTGGGATGGACGAGCCGATCTCTCGACTCGTGCCATCCCTAAGTCACGCTGCGTTATGCCTTCAGACTCCGACATAGCTGCGAGCCATGTTGTACAAGGCTTTCGCTACTGCGTTAATGAAGTCTTCATCATCAGGATCAACCGATGGGCTTTCCTCCATGTGCTCTCTTATGTAGTAACCGATGTCATTGCTCAATGTGTCAGCGACAATGGATTCAACTTCCCCACTGTCTCGGATCACATCAGCACAGATGTCACCTACCATGTCGCAGAATCCACCATCATTAGCGAACTCTCCAACTTCTATTTCTACTGTTGCTTCTATACTCATTTTCTTTCTCCTTTTATTTTTATTTAATGAGATTTCACTAGGGGAGAGGACGGGAGGGTATGTCCTCTCCCCTAGATTTTTAGTTAGCTACCAGAATCTTGGCAGCTTTCTCAGTCATTGGTAGCTTCCCGAACATTACGTTGGCTTGATGCCTACGATCACGTTCAAGGCTGCTATTCACACCCTTAACTGATTTATCTTTCTGCTCCCATGCTTGAACAGCCATGAGTGCACCCCACTTGGTGTTACGCACACCAGCTATATCCTCGTCACGACGAAACCTGCGATTCAAATCTGATTTCACATGTCGCCAACGAGTTAACTGATTCAAATAACCCTGTTGTGATTGGGTATTGCTATTCCACCACGGCTCTGTTGGTCCAGCACCAATTAGCTGAACGACCAACTGATTCCATTGTTCATCAACAAATTCTTCATTAGCCATGCGTTCAATTTCTTGCTTGTATGTTTCATGTCTTTCATAGCTATCACACAATGCTTGAACAGCTTCTTGCATCATGCCTTGGGGATCGCCCATCTTCTTAAACTTGAAGATAGCGTTCTTATCCAAGATGTTTAGCTTGAAAGTATTGGCACACACCACAGCCCTTGCAGACTGAGTAGCAATCAACGGAATACTTTTGTCATGCCCGTTACCGATATTGAACATCGATTCAACTGTTGACCAACCCGGAATCTCTATATCTTCCTTGAACTTCAGAGACACATAACCAACAGCACCATTATCGTAGGTACCAACTGATTGAATAGCCTCTACCAGTCCAGTGTCGATAAGCATTCCAGTTAAGTCATCAGCCATAAACCGATGTTGAACTATCTGATATCGATTACTTACTTCGGCATGAGCATATGGATAGTTGACCATCTTCAAGACCTGTCGGTCCGAAAGTAATTCAGCTACTCCATGATGCTCAATAAGTATGGGTGTACGTTCGACTTCAGACCAGTCAAAAGCCTCACGGGCTTTCTCCCAATCGATAGGTCCAACGGTACCCATCCCATGCCAAGCAGCCTTACGGTATAAGGCATGTTCAGCATCGAGATTAGTCATTCGATGTGACATTTTCCTCCTTTATTTCTGATTCAGTATTTATCTTTTCCAATAAACGGATCATCTCCGCATCAGATATGTCATGGATATGAACATTGCCAATAGCTATTGACCACGTTCCATCCGAAAAAGAGTTCGCCCATATGACGCTCTGTTTTTCCGGGTTAAGGAATGCGGTTGCTGTTAGCACCCGTTCATTTTTGAATGTGTACTCACGGCTTTCTTCGCACACATCATTATTAACAGTTGTATTGACTGTTATTTTTCTCATGGTTTCCCTTTCATTATGAGATCTTCGGGAGAGGCTGAGGACTTAGCTGAATAGCACGTTTCAGCCTCTCCCTTTCTTGCGACCTTTCAGTATATTGTACCAGCTATAAACACAATAACCCCTTTGGGCCAGTGTTTATGCGGGATTAAGCGTCCGAAAGATCACGTTCTCTTCGCAACAATAATCGTCACACCAATGCTTTTCTAAGATCTTGCTGCGGCTATCCATCAAGCAATCCCAACACATTGGGTGGGCGTCATAGTCGCCATCGCCTTCATAGTAATAAGTATCTTCAGGCAAAATGTAACCATCACAATAATTGCATGGATGCCAGCCTTCAGGCCCACTCATTCTTCTGTTAGCAATTCGTCGAGTTCAGCTATACGATTTAACTCTCCGAAAAACTTATCAAGCTCATCCAGAAACATATAAGCATCTGCGTCATCTAAAACTGCATATGCCACAGTACAGATAGCTTCTGATATTCCTTCGATAGCATTATCTAATTGTTTTTCACTTACTTCCATTTTATTTCTCCTTTATTTATAGCGACCACACGTCCACAAATCCCAGCCATCACGAGTGTTCTCATGTATGTAATGAGCCATCCATGTTGACTGCACAATTTCGTAGCGTTTCGGCCAATGAACTTCGAACACATCACCCCAGTAATGTTCGTTTATTTGGAATAATCCATGATCGGCACCGTTATATGCCCGTGGATTATGCAACGACTCACACCACGCAATGCTTAAAGCGCGAACACAATCATCCTGAAAGTATTCACACACAACCGGTGCAACTTCAGGGTTAGGTGGTTCATGGTTGATCGCAGCGAAGTCAAGTATCGACCAGATCACCAACCAAAGATTCATCACATCTCTCTCGCTGCAAGGATTTGTTCTCTAGTAAATGCATCATGTTCCACCAAAGGAGTATCACGCTTAGTCCCTCTCTTATTTTTAGTAGCTCTATCTTCTTCACGATGAACACGCCAAGCCTCACGACACGGCGCACACCGGCAACCATTACTGTATTGATTAGCAGATGGCTTCCCTTTACACTTCTTCATCAGAACGTACTCGTTCCAGCGATCACGTCACCAAGTTTGTCGGCATTACCGAACGCATCATCTAAGCGGATCTCTATCTGACGAGCACGCTCCTGAGATTCCCGATACATATCATCCATCATCTCATCAAGATCATGTTCGATACGCAAAATCAGATCAGCAAGTTCCGGTTCAGCTTCGTGACCGATTGACTTACTGTTTTGTAATTCCCAAAGCTTGCCCTGAATGTAATTCAGAATCGCTTCAGCACTAACTAGCTTTCGGTGTCTCATTATTATCTCCTTTTATTATGGGTGCGTCCTATTATGGATGCTGTTTTGATTTTACCTAATTGTTTAAGAGAAAGGTCCGGCTACCGACGAAATCCCGGTAGCCGAACCCTCTCTTTCTTGACGGAGGTCCATCGCTCCGTCCCTTTTGTTATGAAGACCGAGGGACTCCACAAGCCATGCAAAGCTATCTCGCATTTGGGCGGTAGCAGTCATCTTGTGAATCGTCCCTCGACTCCAGATTTATGAGCGTGCTGACCAGCGTAGGCTGACGCCAGCTTCTTCAGCATATACAACGGTTCGGAATTGCTTTACGCCTTCTTTGTCGCTGTATGTATCTTGCCTTAGGTGACCCTTAATGATGACTCGTGTACCTTTTGGTAATCGAGCCATCTCGTTAGCTTGCTCTTCGAAGAACTTAACATCGAACCAGCTAGTCTTAGGGTTTTCTTTTGTACCTGAACTTACCGCTATGGGCATGTTAAGGAATGGCTTACCTGAGTTTGCACCGTAGCGCAGTTCAGGGTCCTTTCCGTAATTACCACATATCGTGATAGTTGCATTTTCCATTATTTTCCCTTTTCTATTGTTTTCCATTGCTGCCGACGTTCGACTGCTAAGGTCCTGACCATTTTGTTCCACCGGTCAACTTGCGCCGGTGATCCAACACGGTTTAGCGGAATTGTTTTCCACTGAGAATTATTAAATGCACTCCTAGACATTTCTGTCTCCTTTCAACAACGTGACCATCCGCCACGTTCAGCTATCGCAGCCTCATCGTGAGCCTCACCAATTAAACTGGCGAACTCAATATTCGGCTCCATTTTCATTGCCTCAGCCGCACCTGCACGAACCATTTCCAAGTTGACAAACAAGCCATCTTCATGGAACACATAAGCAAGCAACCTGCCATACGGATCACGCTTACCATCTCCAATAGCCAACCAAATATCACTCCGGTCAACTAAACGAGCTAACAAGTCATGCGACTGAGTTGAATAACAGCTACCCAATTCAGGTGCATTTATCCCAATCAGCCGTATCGTTTCCGTAATACCATCTACTTCAGCTACGAAAGTATCTCCGTCTATTACACGTTCTACCTTCACTGAAGGATCAGGGTCACCCCCAATAGAGTTAGCTATAACAGCACCCACAATTATTAAGGTGGCTGCTGCTAGGGCTACTCTTATATTTCTCTGTTTTGCTGTAACCTTAACCATTTCTTCCTTCTTTCTTTCTGAT